CTGCCCACCACGGGGGGGGTGGGTAGGTGGTATAGGGGTAGATTGACAAATGTGTGGTATGGGGTTATAATATTTAAAAAAGGAGTAAACTACGATGGCAGAAAAGAATGCGTTTCCTGACAGTTTTTATTACAAGGGCTGGACGAGGGGGAATAATTACGGTTTGCACAGGGAAGATTTTGAAGACCCGCAGAAGTACAGGCAAGAGCGGTTTAAGCGTGGATGTGAGATGCAGAGGGCTTGGTTGAAGACGGAAGAGGGGAAAGCGAAGCAATCGGTAGTAAGCCGTCAGCATTGGGAAGAGCGGGCTGTTAAGGCGAAGCAGGAAAGTGACACAACGGAAGTACTGTTATTAGAAAAGATAACTTCTCACGCGGATGGGATGGCTACGGCGGAAATGGTTGCTGGGTGTATAAACTTGATAGCGCGGGAACTATCGAAGCGTGGTGTGGCGCAGATAGAAGAATTGTCACTGAAGGATTTGATACTGATTTCCAATAATTTGCTAGGGTTGACGAAGGCTGCGGCTGCTGTAAAGAAGGAAATGGATTGGAAGCCGAACACGGTGGTAGTACCTGTGGTACAAAGCAGCAGTAAGACTGGTGGTGTTGTTGGGGGGTTAAAGGATGTGATAGACATAAGGGGCAGTGAAAAGTGAACGAAAAACAGCCCGGACTTGCGGGGTATATTTACCAGATTCAGTTAGTATTTTGCCGCGCGCCGCTCGTACTAGTATATTTTTTCAGACATAGACGAAGCACTGTTAACTCCCACGTGCGATATATATTATAGAGGGTAAGTGATGATAAATCAAGATAAATTTGAACTTGCGAAAGGATTATTACTAGATTTGAAGAAATACGTTGTATGGATGCACAAGATAGCGCAAGGGACAGATTACGATATGACGCCGGCGCACGTTCAGATGTGTGATGCCTTACAAAGATTTGCGGATGGGAAGAATGAAAAAAGGAATTTATTGATTAACTGTCCCCCAGGAACAGGTAAATCGTTGTTATTGCAGTATTTTATTACCTGGTGCTTTGCCCGCAATAAGAACAATATGTTTTGCTATGTGGCGTACGGGGAAAAGTTGATTAAGAAACTGTCTAAGGAAAGCCGTAATTTGATGATGACGCCTGAATGGGAAGAACTATTTGGGAAGGAAATGGACCCTGGGGACAAATCGGTTTTGAATTATCATTTGATTTCTGGTGGTGTAAGAAGTGGATTGACGGCTGGGACGATAAGTAGTGCGCTGTTAGGTGTTGACGCTGGGATACCTGGGTTAGATGGATTTACGGGGGCATTACTGTTAGACGATATAAATTCACCTGAAGTTACGACATCTGTCCACGAACAGATAGAAACGCCGGACATATATCAAAGGAAACTGGCTACCCGTAGGAGAACACCACTTGTGCCTACAATATGTATTCAGCAAAGGATTCACCCGAACGACTTTAGTGGCTGGGTATTAAAGAATGAAGCGGAAGACTGGGAAACGGTAATTATACCTGCCTTGGATAGTGAAGGTCACAGTTTTTATCCTAAACGTTATCCAGAAGAACAGTTAAAGAAGGAACAGGCGCGAAATCCATTTATGTTTGCTGCGATGTATCAGCAAGACCCGATTGACAATTACGGGGCATATTTTCACGAAGAATGGATACGGACGTATAGGTCAAACCCAGAATCGTTTGATAAGGTATTTATAACTACCGACTTTGGTTTTACGACTAGCGGGGATAAATCCTTATTTTGCTGTTGGGGATTGGCGAAGGACAAGAATTTGTATTTATTAAGAAGCAGACAAGGGAAATGGGAAAGTCCTGATGCTAAAAAGTACTGCATTGAATTCTTTATGCACTGTGCGGCGGCCTACAGACAATGTAGAAGGGTTTATGTGGAACAGACGTTATCAGGGATAGGGTTTATACAGGATATGCGAAGGGAATGTCCGAATATGGCGATTGTTCCATTAAAGCGTGGTGCGAAGAAGAACAAGATGAACCGTGCTGAAAGTGCTATGACGTGGATGGAAGCGGGGCGGGTATATTTCAGGGAAAGCGACCCGAACTTTGTTCCTATGCGGGCAGAATTGTTATCGTACAATCCGAGTGATAAGAACCCGACTGACGAATGGATTGATAACATTGGGGACGGATGCGAGTTGGCATTTAACACTAAGACCAGTAGTATATTTGTATAAAAAAGGGACCATTGACTAACGCCGCCGGCCCCGCATAATTATGTTTTAATTAGAAAGAACCACCAAGGTATCCCCTGGTTCAAAAGGAACTGTACTACAAGAAAAGAGGAAAGTCAATGGAGTTCTTAAAAATGTCGGCGGAAGAGTTCAGGAAGTACGTAACGAATGAAGGGAACCCGCACAATCAGAAGAAGATAGTGAACAAATACAACGCGGAAAAGACTAAGGCTTACGGGCGTACATTTGATTCAAGGAAAGAATACAGAAGGTATTGTCAGTTGAAGGCGTGGCAAGAACAGGGCATAATTTCGGGCTTAGAATGTCAAAAACGCTTTGAATTGGTAGAAAAGTTTGAATATCGTGGGCTTAAGATACTTCCAGTGGCGTGGATAGCGGACTTTTATTACTTTAACGGGCAAGAATGGGTAGCGGAAGACGTAAAAAGCCCTGTAACCCGAAAGAAGCCGGAATACGTGATAAAGAAGAAACTGTTTATGCTGAAATACCCAAAAATCTTATTTAACGAATTTCTTTGACTTTACTAAGATACAGTGATAAAACTAGTTTAGTTAACGAAGGATGCTCTGTGGAAAAAATGAACGAAAGACACAACAAGTGGACAATTTTATATGATATAGGGAAAGGCTTGTGCATTTGCAGATGCGACTGCGGTCGGCTTCATAAAAGATTTATTTCCGACATAAGGAAAGAGAAAACGAAAGGCTGTTGCGAGTGTTACTATAAAATTGTAAAACCAAACATAAAACACTTGTTAAGCGGTCACCCACTTTACAGTATATGGAGCGCTATGAAAAAAAGATGCACGAACAAGAATAATCGTGATTATCGGTATTATGGTGGCAAGGGTGTCCAGGTCTGTGATGCTTGGATGGCAAACTTTGAAAGTTTTTATAGTTGGTCGTTGGCTAGCGGATGGAAGGATGGGCTGACGATTGACAGAATAGACCCAAACGGAAATTATTGTCCTGAAAATTGCAGATGGGCAACAATGAAAGAACAAGCCACAAACAAAGGCGTTTATAAAAACAATTCGTCTGGTTTTGTTGGGGTGCAATACTACAAATGGTTGAAAAGAACCCCGTGGGTTGCTACTATAACAATAAGCCGCAAGTGTAAAAGAATAGGCTATGCCAAAACCCCTAAAGATGCTGCGATTATTCGCGACGAGTTTATCATTAAAAACAGATTAACTGGTTATAGATTGCAAGTGCTTACTTGGTAATTTTCTTTAGAAAGTCAAAAGTATCGCCGAGGTCATCTTTTTCTATTGGAATTTCATCATTGTGGTGATACATAATTACTTGCAATAGATTAAGATGTTTTGATTCTTCGGCAATTATATTCCTAACAATCTCAGCACCTTCTTTATCGCCGGCAGCGATAAGTTCATCTAAAAGTGGGTAATAACCTTCAATTGCTTGGGCTTCGTCTGCAATATTTTTAGCACAATATTCTTTGACACTCATTTTTTGTTTCTCCTATACACTTCTTTGTGATATTCGAACTTTATATCCTTAACGGCTTTTCTAAGTTCGTCCCAGTTGATACTATCTCTAAACTTTCTATATTCTTCTTTTTCCCATCTAAAGGTTCTATCTGAAGTTAGAAGTTTATTTATATTATCAAGCCCTGCTTCTTGTTTTAGATACTTTGCGTACAGTTCAGCGTCGTCTTCTTTCTTAAAATAAAAAACCTCTGTTATGATGGACAAAGGCGTTTTAGTGGTGGTGACGACCTCGTATTTATTGAAAGGTGCGCCGTTTTTAACGATAACAAAACAGGGTCCACTCACATTCATTATTTATATAATAGACAAAACTCTTGTCAAAAGTCAAATAAAATATTACAATAAGAGCAACAAAGGGTATTTTTATGGTGAGAAAAAAATTAGAACAGGTAAAAATTGAGAATTCAATGGCACAGTTAGTATCTGGTATTATTCCCGATGGCGGGCGCGGAGGCACTGGTTCAGTATCCCCAAATAAGATAAACGATTCCACATCCTTAGCCCTGCAAGTTCGTTCTGAATTTATTACCTTGAATTATCCATTATTATCAAAACTGTATCAACAATTTGGTGTTATTCAGTCGTTGGTAGAAGTTCCTGTCTTGGATGCGTTTCGTGGTGGGTTAAAAATATCTGCCTATGAAAAGAAAGTAGTTATCCCAGAAGAAAAGAACAAAAAGCGCAATCGCTTCTTTAAGTTTTGGAACGCTGATGACAAAGACCCAAAACAGAACAATCAGCAACAGCAAGCCGATTTTGAAGAAAGGCAGGCCAAACGTCGTGAAGAATGGGAACGCGAACAAGCCCAAGGCGACAAAAAGAAAGAAAAGGAAGAAGACGCGTATTTCCGTGAAGAAATCAGTGGTGAAGATATTAGACGCATTGAAATCTATCTTCGTCGTGATGAAACCTGGAAAAAACTTCAACAGGCGTTATTTTGGAAAAGATTGTTTGGTGGGGCTGCTATTGTGATATTAGATGGCAGGAATCCATCTACGAAGTTAGATTTGGAAAAAATCAACAAAGATACCCCATTGGAATTCTATGTAACTGATAACTGGGAAATATCCAACACGGATATGAATTCCAAGGACTTAAAAGAAATAGATTGGATGGCAGAAACACCATTCCAGTTGCGTGGATACCAGATACACAAGTCGCGTGTGATTGTATTCAAAGGAAAAGAATTCCCACCGCTTTACAGACCGATTGGTCGTGGCTGGGGTATGTCAATCCTTGAACCGTTGGTAAGAACCCTGAACAAGTCCATTAAGAACGAAAACGTCATCTTTGAACTGTTAGACGAAGCAAAGATGGATATTTTCAGTTTGTATGGCCTGAATGATGCTATGCAGGACGAACACGCTACAGAAGCGATAACAAAGCGTGTTGCCTATGCTGAACAGGTTAAAAACTATATGAAAGCGATTTTGATGGACAGCGAAGACGAATATGCCCAAAAGCAGATTCACTTCAGTGGGTTATCAGATTTGAAGATAGATTCGCGTGTTGATACAGCGTCAGACGCGCGTATCACTATGAACAAATTATATGGCACTTCCCCTGCTGGATTTAATTCTGGTGAAGCGGACCGTGAAACCTATGCGGATACTGTGGAAGCCGAAATTCGTATTCCAACAGAAAGTGCGATTATAAAGATTCTTGAAGTCGTTGGTCGCAAGGTTTTGGAAAAGACGTTAGATTTTGATTTTGAATGGGCGTCTTTGATAAGAACCAGCGAATACGAACAAGAAAAGCAAAAAACCTTAAAATTGGCCAATTTGAACGAAGCGAACATTTGGGGTCGTATTACGAACAAAGAATGGCAAGAAGCAGTTAACAAATACAACCTGCTTGGCATTGATGTAAGTTACAAAGAAACATTTGTTGCGGACCCAATGGCAAAGCAAGTATTCAAACCTGGATTTGGAGGTAAGTAATGAGTTACTTTGAAAAAGAAAACACTGTGGCTGTTCGTGTAGAACCCACAGAAATACCGAAGGGTGTAACGTATCGCGCTAAGTTTATTAGTGCAGGTCCTGTTGGGTACAAAGATGGCGTGTATTTTCTTCCACAAGACGCATTAGATAGTTTTGCGTGTTCACTAAAAGGTTGTCCGGTGATTGTTGGTCATCAAGATATTGAAGACCGTACTGATATGGAAGAAAAGGCTGTTGGTTATGTAGCCAATGTTGACAGATGCGAAGTGAGTGGTGATTGGTATGCAGACTTCGTAGTATTTGAAGAAAAGGCTATCAATAAGATAAATAATGGTGATGTGCCGTTTGTGTCTTGTGCATATAAGGCAGATTTATCAGAAGAAGATTTGATGATTAACAACGTCAAATACAAGAAGAGGATTATCGGCGGCGAGATGCTACATCTTGCATTAGTCAAAAATCCCCGTTATAATGGAACTGAGATATGGAGAAATTCCAACGAGGACTATTTGGTCGGCGATGGAGTTCTGTATAACCAAAAGGACAATGTGATGTTTGGATTTAAGAGAACTAAAGTTGAATTAGATAAAGATACTTTGGTAAACACTTGTGCCGGCGAAATGACTATTGAAGCGTTGGTTAATGCTTTAGAAGAAGCCAATGCGACTATCGCAGACCAAGCGGAAAAAATTAAAGATTTGGAAGCCGAGAAAGACGCTGCGGCAAAACCCGCAGATGAACCCGTGGTAGAAAACCAAGTGGGGACAGAAGCGGCTGCCGAAGTTCAACCATCGGTTGAAGTTAAACCTGTTGAAGAATCGGAAGGTTCGGATGCAGAACTTAAAGCGGAATTGAACAACGCGGTTGAAGAAGTGAAACCAGAAGTTGTTTCTGTTCCAAATGTAAGAATATAACAAAAGGGTAAAGAAATGGCTATTGTAAAAACTGATTTTTACACACAAAGTCTGAACCAATTCGCACCTAACCGCGTTCGTGGTGAATTGTTGGATTGGGGTCTTAATGCCTGGGTTTTGGATGTTGTCATTGACGCTTCCGAAGAAGGAACCTTGTATGCTGGCGACTTGGTAAAAGTCTGCCCGACTTCAACAGGCAAATTGAAAGTTGTTGCAGGTGAATCTACTGACCGTGCTGTTGGTTACATCATCTTCAACGCTAAAAAAGAATCATTCAAAGCGGGCGACCATTGTTCAATCTTGTTGCGTGGTGGTGTTATTGAATGCGTTACAGAAGAAGCGTTGGAAGCAGGCGCTATTGTTGCTTACAAAGATGCTGATGGTTCTGTGACTGGCACTATCGGCGCTGGCGTGCAACGTATGGGTATGACTATGGCTGCAACTTCTGCTACAGAAGGTGGCGTCCGTGTACCTGTTTTAGTATGTTAAGGAGTGCGATATGGCAGAAAAGAAATACTTAGTTAATGGCACGGAAAAAGAAGTCACAGAACTGTTTAACAGTACTGAATTGGCTACTATTGACCGCAACCAAAAATTGTTCAATGACGCTGGTTATGGTGACATTGACGTAACCCTGTTGACTATTATCGAACGTGAAATTAGCCAACAGAAATTCTACAAAATTGACCCAGAAAAGTTTATTCCTATCGACCATACACAAGGTGGTTTCGCAGATTACATCACTGTATTGCGTAACTTCATCACTGCTGAAGGCGATATTGATGGCTGGACACGTGGTGTTGATAACGACAATGCACGTCGTGGTCAAGACGGTGTTAAACTGGAATCTGTTGCTTTGAAAGTTCACAACTTGGCAAAAATGGTTTCTTATTCTTTGTTTGAAATTCGCCAAGCACAACAGACAGGCCGCTGGAACATTGTTACAGAAAAAGAACGTGCACGTAAGATTGACTATGATTTGTCTGTACAGCGTGCTTTGTTGTTGGGTGACAATGACCACAAAGGTTTGTTGAACCAAACAGAAGTTAACACAGATACAACTTTGTTAACAAAGAAAATTTCTTCTATGACCGCTGTGGAATTCAAAGCGTTCTTGGCTTCTTTGTTACCAACATATTACACCGCGACAGAAATGACTGCTTTGCCAGATACTTTGGCTATTGCACCGTCAGATTTCTTGGGCTTGGGTGTTGCTGTTGACGAACAGTATCCAGTGTTCACAACGATGAAACAGCGTTTGGAAGATGTGTTCCGTGAAATGACCGGCAATCCAAATGCTCAAATCTTGCCGTTGGCATACTGCGAACCAGACTTCAACAACAGCAAATACAAATATGTATTGTATCGTAAAGACTTTGACACAATCCGTGCGTATGAACCATTTGGTTACAACGTTGTTCAAGGTGCTACAGTTGATGGTATGAACTATCAGAACACTGCTTGGGCTCGTTTGTCAGACGTGTTTGTCAATCGTCCGAAAGAAATGCTGTATTTGAGTTTCAACGCTTAATATAGCAAGGTTTTGAACAAACCACTCACCTGGGGCGGGCACCAAGCCTGCCCCTTGGTCTTTAAGAAAAGGAAAAAAAATGATTATAAAGAATGTTTTGCCTCGTCCTTTTAAAGTTATCTTAAACGGTAAAACTTATGATTTTCCTGTAAACGCTAAAATGGAAGTTGAAGATAAAGAAGGCGAATTCATCCTTAGTATTCAACCATTGTTAGCAAAAGAAGAAATAGAAAAGGCTGCGGAATCATCTATAAAGGATAGCACCGTTGAAACGGTGACTATTGAATCTGAACCTGTGGAAATAGAAAAACCAAAGGCAAAGAAAAATGTTAGTAAAAGTAAAAAATCACGGAAATAGTTTTCGCACAATAACTTCTGGGGAATTGCCCACTGGTGGGGTAACTATGGTGGAATCTTGGGAAGCGACTATGTGGTTAAACCGCTGTGATAAAAAAATTGAAATCATTGACGACCATATTGCTGAAGTCAGCAAAAAGGTAGAAAAACCAAAAAGAAAGAAAAAATGATAGAATTTCCTGTAGATATTGACACTTTCAAACTTTACTTCTTGCGGGAGGCTGGTTTGGAATATCAGGCGTATCCTAACTGGGACCCTGAAGCAACTTATGCTAAAGACGACAAAGTAACGGCTGTTGTTGATTTTAAGGTCGGTGTGTATGCTTCTTTGGTAGATGATAACACACACGTTGTTAGTGACCCAGATTCTTGGAAATTAGATGTTGATGAAACAGAAAACCTTGAAAATGTTATACTGGATGCGGATATAGAACGCGCTATGGGCGAAGCAATCTTCAAATTCAACCCACGGTTGTTTTCGGAAGAAAAAGGAAAAATTATCTTTTTATACCTGACTATGTTCTTTTTGGTGTATGACCGCCAAATGGCTGCAAGTGGAATGAACGGCAATAGTGCTTCTGGGCCAGTTATCCACAGAACAGTTGGAAAGATGTCCGTGTCCTATATGGAATCAAAGTTGTTCAGTAAGTATCCAAGTTATGAATTCTTGGCTTCTAACGACTACGGACGGAAAGCGTTTAATCTGATGGCACCATATTTGCGTGGTGGTATCACATTATTACACGGTGGGGCAACGGGCGAATAATGCAGGCAAGTAGTTCTTTTTCTAGAAAAATGGTGATTGCTGCTAACAGGCAACTAGGAAGGGAACTTGCTGAATTTGCAGGGCTGTGTGCGTGTGCAGGGATACAGAACGCACCCAAACAAGCAAGGAAAGCCCGCGGGAACCATTATGGCGAATTTATGACCGAAGACGGTTCGACATACTATGTGCCCCCACGTAAATACATTTGGGCAGCAACAAGAAACATAGGTGGTGCTGGTTATGGCGAAGAAATAAAACGCATAATAGTAAAAGGGATAAACGACAACCCTACCCCACACACGCAAAAAACAATAACAGAATGGGATAAAGACGCTGGGGGATACAAACAGGTTGCTGTTGGTGCAAAACACGGCACCCCTGTATTTGCAGGAAGAAACGGTTATCGTGGGTTGTTGGCTAAAATAGCCAAACAAATGGAGATAAATCAGTTCAATGCTATTGAAGAAGTTAACATTATTGGTAAAAAACATAACGCAGAGATTACTAAGAAGATAAAAGGGTTCGACCATCCACTTGTTAATACAGGTGAAATGCAGATGGCAATAACTAGTTGGGTAGCAAAACAATGAAAGCGAAAGTAAGTATAACTTGGCGAGAAGAGTTGGTGGAAGACGAAAGAAATTTTTATGTTAAACTTTCACCAGATGTTCATTACCAATTAGTTGATGTAGAGAAGACAAAAGAAGAAATAGCAGATAAGTTATTGAAAGAACTGCAAAAAATGTCAAAACAGGTAAGGGTAAAAAAATGAGTTCGTTTTTTAGTGATGCTTTAGGCGATTCTATGATAAGTGCGGGAACAATTACTTTGTTTGTCCGCAAAGTCACCTTTGTTGATGGGTTTCAGACACACAGCACAACGCCCATTAGATTTATAGCAAAAAAGAGTTGCCAGCCGTTATCACCAGATGAAGCACAGTTACAAGGGTTTGGTGACTATGGCACAAACGAATTTATGACGATATATACGTTAAAGAAAATACCTATGCCCAGCAAGAAGGGCGATGCTGTTATTGTAAGATTTAACAAGAAAGATTGGTATGTTCGGAAAGTTCAGCCGTGGGTCTGGGACGAAGGGACACCAATGGAAATGGGTTATTATGAAGTAACCTTATCGAGATTTAATGAAAATGAGGTAAACCCAAATTGAAAAAGTATAAAGACATTGAAAGATATATTTCAAATATGTTTGTTACCCTTCTTGGGTCGCAAGCAACTGATATGGGTTTCTCTACTTTAGAGAACGAACGCTGTCTTGCTGAAAGGCAGAATGGTTCACCATTACCCGACGCATCGACTATTCTAACATTTAGAATAGACGATTACGATACGTGGCGTTCACAGCGTTATGGTCGTGCTACGGTTGGGTACACACAAACAGGAAATGGAGTTATATCTGAATTAAGGACATTCAAGTGTGTTGTGAATATTATGTCAAAACATCTCGGGGATGCCTTTGATTCTGCTCGATTTCTTCTGGCTAATTTACAAAATAACAGATATAATAATTTTGTAAGTGACAACGGACGGATGTTAGGAATAGAGCAGATAGGTATGATGAAAAACTTATCTGATTTAGAAAACGGCACCTGGACGGAGCGCGTTAACTTTGAAATTCAAATGAATTTCATAGAAACGATGGTTATAAATGACAACACTATGTTCGTTAAAACACCGACAGATATAAGTGATTTACCGAGTAGCGTTGACTTTGAAACTAATGTAAAAAAATAGGAGTATTAAATGGCTACTAACGTAATTAACATTCGCGAATTTGTTGACGTTTCCACTTCTGTGACTTCTTCAGGAACGAATGTTGCACGTGACTGGTCGGCTGTTTTATTCGTGCAAAAAGGTACGGACGAACAAGCGACAGTTGTTAAAAAGTATGACGACCTGGCTGCAGTTATTGAAGGCGAAGGGTCAAATACAGAAGCAGCAAAATTTGCTACACAGTTTTATGGCACAGGATACAAAGGCCTGCTTCCTGCTGGTCCAATGTATGTTGCGACAATAGGGTGTGCTGCTGCTGAATTTTCTGATAACTTTGCGGCTTTATTGGTTAGCGAAGATTATTACTTGATTGCACTTGATGCGGGAATTACAGACGCACAAAAGAAAGCGGCTGCGGCTTTAGTTCAGGCTGGCAATACGACAGCGGCGCACAAGTTGTTCTTAGACGATACCAGTGCAAACGCATTTGATTTGTCTTTAGAAGATGATTTGGAGTTAGAAGGAAATTGTTCGGTTTCTGCATACTGCCGTAACGCAGGATATACACACGTTATTGTATGTGCTATCAACCCATCTAACACAAACAAATATTATTCAGCGGCTAATATGGCTTTCTGGGCTACACGTAAGTTTGAAAATTCAGACCGCAGAATGTGCTCTATTGCACACAAAGTTGCGTCTGGAATTCAACCAGTAGATATGACAGATAGTTCATTATCTGCATTAGTGTCCCCAACACAGAAGTTTAAGAACCTGGATTCAAAGAACGCAAACGTTTACATCAATGTGAAGATTGTTGGTTTGCCTGCTTGGGAACGCGGTAATTTACCTTCTGGCGACGATATTAGTGAATTTATATCTGCTGATTATCTGACATACGTGTTAAGCGTATCTATCTTTAGATTGTTGCAAGTGACCCCACGGTTGCCGATGACAACAGATGGTGCTACAATGTTGGGTAATGTGATTTCACAAGCGTTCTTAGCATTGAATTCTGCTGGCGTTATCAGTGGTGGTGTTGCGGAAGACGGCGACGTATTTCCAGCAACTGGGTATAAATACAGCATTCCAATCCCAACTGGCGTGAAGAAAGCCAACGGTTTGTGGGACGGCATAGTATGTTCTGCATTGTTGACTGGTACCACAAAGAAAGTTGTAATTGGTAACGATTTGAAAAAATAAGGAGTACTAAAATGACACAATTTGATGGTGCTTTTAATGATATTGGTTTAGTTGATTTGACTATCCAAACACCAATCGGGAATTTGACAGCCAAAAACTTAGGCCCAAATGATGTTGCTATCTTGGCAACCCCAGGTAACGACGGTAACGTTATGAACATCTTTGAAGGTTCAACAGGTCAGTTGTTGGCGAACAAGTCCTACAAAGTGAAAAACTGGGCAGTTACTGTTCGCTTCTTGCGTCATTCTTTGGATTACTGCAAAGGCACATATTTGATTCAAGAAATTCTGAACGGTCACATCACAACAGTTGGTATTAAGTTCACAAACAAAAACTTTGGTAACGGCGTTGAAGATACTTCTAAAAACGAAACCTTAGTTGCGCCACAAGCGTTCTTGGTGAACTTTGCTGGTTTGGAAGCGGGTGCTGGTGCGTCTGGTGACTTTGAAATCACATTCAAATGTTCTAACGCAGAATACACTTCTGGTGTTTACAGCGCTTGGGGTTCTAACTATGCTACTAACGCATTCCCAGACGACAAAGAAACCGTAACGTTTGACCATACAGACGTTTATAACGGTGCGACCTACAACGGTTAAAAAAAGGATATATTATGGATAAAGAACAAGAATTAGCAATAAACTACGCAGAAACTATTAACAAACAAATTGAAATAGCACAGGAAACGGGTGACATCCCCGAACTGTTCACATACACGCATAACGGAAGAAAGTGGGTGTTAACATTACCCCACTCCGTTATGGCACAGAAACGTTTGTTAAACGCACGCTCGCAACATACCGCCAACCCAGAAGACTTTGCAAAAGAAGAAGTCTTTTTGCGGTTAATATCACAGAACGCAAAGGTTGATGGGCGCGAAGTCGTGTTAGACCAGTTGTCGTTAGGGGAAATAGAAGTGTTGAAACTTGCTTATACTGATGGGTTATTAGCCCCTTTATTCCTAGGGGGCGACAGGGAAGTTCGCCAGTATATGGAAGCGACAGTCGGCCATCTAAACAAGTAAAGTCGTCCCCCGACGAAATTGATTGGTTTTTAATGAATCCTGTTTTAGAAGGTTATATATCATATAGCGACCTAAAAAACGGGACATTAAACCTATATGACGTTTATCTTCTTAACAAAGTTATCGACAAAAAGGTTGCTGTGGCGGAAGAAGAAAACAGAAGGATAAAGAGGCAAGCGGCGTTAAAAAAGGTTAAATGATGGCAAACAAAGACATAACCATTGATGTTGGTTTTAATTTTGATGATAAAGAATTAAACAAGGCCATAAAATCCATTAAAGATGTGGCAGCAGCCGTAGATGTATTATTTACCCGCACAGCGTCAGGATTAAGGAACGCTTTGTCTGCACCGAGGGCGGGGCAAGCGCTTGGCATATCAAATATCTTATCTGTTACTGAATCTGATTTTGACAAACTTGAACGCGCAACCTGGAACAACATTAGTGGTTTTAATGTTGAAAAATTAGCCCGTTACTATAAGAAAGCAGGTAAGGCAAACCCGCTACCAATGTTTCAACAGTTATGGAAATACGCTAAAGGGTTAAAAAGATATGACAACCTTTATGCAAATATTAGTAACCTTCAAAATCTAACTGCGGAAGATAAGATTGAGCCAGATAAAGGGCTTGGTGAATATGGCGTATTACAAAGATACGCAAACAGATGGTTAGGACATC